ATCTACATTCGAATCATTTTTAGGTGAATAATATAGATTTGGATAATTTCTATCTATAGCAACTTGTATAGTAGCCCATCCAATATTAGCATTTTCTATTACTAATAAAGCTTCATTATATTCTGAAGCTATTCCTACGAGTAGATGTCCATATTCTTTTGTTCCTATTTGTCCTTTATATTCGGCTACTTGGACATTATTTTCTACATCAATTACGTGAAAAGCAGAATAATCTTTTCCATCTCCTCTTGCAACGTCTGCTACAACCATATAGGTTCTTGTATAATCAGGTGATTCCCAAACCCATAAATTTTGATCAGCTCCTCTTCTTTCTAATGGGTCCTTAATATAAGATTTTTCATAATATTCAATATATTCAGGATAAAATACTATATCACCAGAAGTACTAAAATCACAATCACATTCCTGGGCTGCCATCCTAGGATCGCCTAATAATTCATCTTGTCTATCTCTCCAAGATTGATCCCGTTCTGGGTGTACATACCAGGGTAATTTTATAGGTAAAAATTCATTTTCACTTGCTTCTGCCCTCACCCAAGTTTGATGGAACCAATTTCCTGTACCGTAAGGGGTACTTAAAGCAATACAACCACCTCCAGTTGCTAATGTTTGTTGAGCTGAAGCCCATATTTCTCCAATATTATCAATAAATGCTGCCTCATCAATTAATAGTAAGGATACTGCTTCTGATCTACCGGCATCCGAACTTGCTGAGGTAGCTTTAATTTGAGAACCATTATTTAGTCTTAATGTTAATTTGTTATTTTCATCTGCGTCTACTTTAAGCCAAGAAGGTAAATTTTCATACATAAATTTAACCTTTGTAACCATATTTTTGGCTGTTTCTTGTTTTGTAGCGATACAAAGAATATTTCTATCTTTATGAAATAACATCATCCATAAAGAATAACCAGCAGAAAGAGTTGAAATACCTAACTGTCTTGACTTTAAGATAATCGAATAAGGATTATCTCTCATTAAAGTTAATACTTTTTCTTGGAAAGGGAATAAATTAAATTGTATTCTACCTCTTTGGGGATGTTGAATATAACAGTATTTACGCATAAAGTGAACTGGATCTTTAGCGCATCGGAGATATTCCTGACGTATTACTTGTTTTAAATCCGACATTTTATTTTGCTAAAACTAATGCTCCTATTACTGCTAATATTCCTCCACCCATAGTTAGTTTATTTTTTATTTTTTGTTTTTTTAAATCAGCTTGTAATTTTTGGGATAATTCTTGGGATAAATCTACCTGACTATCTTTTTCTTTTATAATTCTTTCAAAGTTTAAAATTTGTTTTCTTAAATTAACAACTAAATCACTTTGAACTAAAAGTTTATTATTAGTTTCAGTTAATATTTTTTGCATAAACTCAATTTCTTGAGACATACCATCTCCCTTAATAAGGTCTTTTATAACTAATCTAGCAACAGGTTTAGTTAATTGAATCTGTGTCGTGTCTTTGGAGGATGTGGGTGTAACGTTCTGCGAAAAAACGTTCAAGCTCATCATCACCAAAGAAGTCAACAGAATCAAGCTTTTGTTGAGTTTCTTTTTTAATAACATTGATTTTTAGATTAAGATTTTTAATTCTTTTATCATAGCTGAGTAATTGGTCTTCTAATACTTTAGATTCTTTAACCAATTCAGAATTCTCAGCGTGTAAAGAATCTACTTTTGCTTCTAAAGCTTGGATTTTAAGATTATAGTCTTCAACATAATCTTCTTTTTCTTGAAAGAAATTAAAGGCTATAAAGCAAGCACCTAATATAATAAATAAGTGAAAATTTTTCTTTATCCATTTAAACATAATACTTATGCTTTATCTACAATTGCTTCTAGCTCTTTTTTTAACTTAGTTTTTTGTTTTAAATCAGCTACAATTTTAACCTTTTCTTCACCTTCAGCTTCTTTATATTTACGGGCTAAAGATTTCATTTCACGAGCTAATAAGGCTAATTCATCTTTAGCTTTAGCTAAGCCCATAGTAGATTTAAGTTCGGTTGAAGATGGTTCTTCTTCCTCTTCAGATAAACCAGCATCTTCTTTAGCTTGTTTTAATTTTTCTATCGCGGCGGTTAACTCTTTAGTCTGTTCAATTTCTTGCTCAGTAGACTCTTCATTAAGAATAGATTTTATTTCTTCTTTAATAAAAGATTTTAATTCTGATTTTTTCATTTTATATTAGGTTTTGTTATAAATATATCAAGAATTTATAACATTTAATATTTGCTCTATACGTTGCTCTGTAGTGCCTTTAATTTGTGATATATTTTTAGTCATAAAACCATATCTTTCAATTAAGTGGCTAATACTAAAATCAATTAAATCTCTATAGTGCTCATCAGTTTCTCTTATTCCGTTATCTTCAATAGGAATGCCATCAGGAGAAATATAAAAAATATAATCGTATTCTCTAATAAATTCTTTAGCATAATCTTCAAATTTTTCACTTTCTATTAAATCTATAGATTTTGCAGATTTTGTAAATGCTATCACATCAAATATAGTTCTATCTGTTATAATGTTTTCGTGCATTAACTCAGCGCACCTTTCAGCTAAAAATACAGTTTGACCTTTTAATGTTGAATCGGTATTTAAAGGAATACCTAAATCATTTAAATATTTACTACGTTCCGTAGCAAAAGTATAATCTTTAAATTGTTCAACTTCTTTTAAAGCATTAACTAAAGTAGTTTTACCTACTGACATTGTACCACATAAACCTATTTTCATAATCTAATTTCTATGATTATCTAATTTAGCTTTCATTGATTGGTTTTTATAATAAGGTAAACCTTCTCTTTGCTTTCTAGCTTCTTTCCATTCTTCTATGGTTTTTTGAAATCCATAAAGATAATATTCTGATTTTCTTGTATTTCCCTCTGGGATTAATGCTGGTCCTTCCCAATTATGTAATTTATCATCCCATACATAAGCTATAGTACCATCTGCTTTTTTTAATTTTCTTGATTTTGGATAGGTTTGACCGTTTTCTATATTCATATTTTATAATTTATTCGTTAATATATGAAGTGTTTTTTACCCCTCCAATATTTTTTCAGCAACTAAAGTACCTTGTGCTCCACTTACTGTTATTCCTCTAGCAGAAAGAGCATCCCCAACAAAATGAACATTAGGATATTTAGTTAAGGATAAATCAGAATAATCAACAAGTGGCTCAGGTGATAGATATTTTACTTCAGGTACATAAATACCCCAATCATCTTTAAGTGTTGGAAATACTTTCTTCATATCTTCAATAAAATCATACACATACATAAAATAGGGTTGTATTGCCTTAGATATTTTATGTAATGTATCTACTTTAATAGCTGATACTTCTACACCTTCAGATGTTTTAGATGGTTCTCTGGAAGGACTATAATATAATCCAGTTCCATCTTTTTGTAATTTTTTAACTACATCTCTAGACCAATCAAATGGTTTTTCAATGCCTCTAACTTCCATTAAAATACCAAAATTGGTCATATCATTTCTGTATTTTTCATCTTTTTTAGCGTGACCATTGTAACTATGATCTCCATATGTTTCTTCTACAGCAACATAAGCAGCATTATTATTAGTACAGAATGATCTTAATGATACTCCTTTATCTTCAAATTTTCTATATAATTTAAAATCATAAGAAACATCAATTAATTTTTGGAAATGTTTCTGGGGTGCTTCAAAACGTACACCAATTTGAACTGGTTTAGGTTCAGTAGGTAAATCATATTTTTCGGCTAATTGTTTACCAAAATCAATACCTGATTTGCCTACACCAAAAATAAGTGTATCATAATCAATTGTAAAACTATCAGTATAGGCAATTTGTTTATCAAAGTCAATATCTTCTACTTTAGTTTCCCAGTGAAATTCTACACCATTGTCAACTAAAAAGTCATACCAATTTTTACCTATTTCATGTAAATAGTCAGTACCAACGTGCCATACTGGGAATAATCTTAACCCAAAATATGGTTTAATAAAATCTGGTTCTGCTACAGGATTTGAGCATTGTACTTCTTCTGGTTTAGGGTGGAATCGTTTAAAATTTTCGATTACTTGATCCATCAACTCCATTGCCTTTTCTTCACCAGTATACTTAGATAAATGACCACCAATGGCAGTATGGTAAGTTAATTTACCATCACTCCAACCACCTGCTCCTAAAAATCCAGTCATTACTTCACTATAAGGTCTTAAATATGGGTCTTTACCCATATCAATAATGGTAATTTTACCATTAAAATTGTTATCAACTAATTTAGTAGCGGCGTTTATACCTGCTACTCCTGCACCTACAATTACTACGTTTTTAGACATTTAATTTAATTTTAACACGTTAATATACGAACAAAAAATGCCCCAATCAAATGATTGGGCCACAGCTCCATAATTTTTTATTTTAAATCGACTGGCTATGAATCAGTCTATATGTTTTATTTTATAATAATAAAAGTGGTATTAAATCTTCTAATACTTCCCCTGTTTCAGCTAAATCACTAGCTACTTCAGTGACTGTGTCTACATCTTTGGAAGCTGCTACTTCGTCATCACCTATATTATTTTGCATTTTATCAAAATACCCTTTAATTTTTTTCCCTCTACTTATAACACCATATATATTTTTTGCTTCTTTAACTTCTTTTAAAATTGAAGGTTGGTGAGTTTGTGGTTGCCATTCTTTAACTTTAGAATGAAGTTCTTGAAGATGGGGGACATCATCTTTAGTGTACCCATCATTGTTTATTATTACTTGAGGTATTCTCATTTATTCTTATTTTTAAATTAGTTGTACCTTTTAATATTCGGTGTATTCTACCTTCTGCTATAAATATACGATCACCTTTTTTAATTTCAAAGGGGAGTTCGTTGTCAAATTGAACCTGCCATCCTTCTCCTTCTAAAACTTCAATGTCTCTATCTTCAGCATCTTGATGCCAAACTAATTCTAATTTATTAACACTTTTAGGAAAAACTCTTATGTTAGAACTATCTTTATAAGGCTTCATTATCCGGCTTTTGTTTGTATTCTATACCATTGTGCCCCATCTGACCATACCATTATACCTTCAAATGATTTATTTATAGTATAAGAACCCCCACTCCCATCAATAGTTTGACCACTCCCAGATAAAGGAAG